TCCTCATTCGCTCAACTCGCCCAGTCGCCCCAGTCCACTTGCGCCACTTGCCCAAGAAGCGTTTTCGAATTTTATAGTCTAGCATGCCCATGAACGTCTTATAATCGCGGGTAAGGTCTTCAGAACTGATCTCCCACTTGATACAAGCATTCATGACTGCGACAATCCAATCTAAGTCGCCAACTGGTATGTCATTTTCATTGAGATTCATCATCCTGATCTTTCCTACTAGCATCTCCTTGTCCACGGTCTTCTTGCCCATTGCCTTACCATAAGTCACTACAGCCCAGAACAAATTCCTAGGAATCAAGCAAAGGTCTTTTGGTTGATCTACAAAAACTCTCGGAACATGCATCATGTCAGGCATGTGTATCGGGATGTAATGTGGAACTTCCAAGTTGTACCTAGACCAAACTTGAATGTGAGAATTCAACACTGAGTGCACTACTCCCCCTCGAATCGTGAAACCGGATCTGAGACCGGTGATTTCTCGAGCCAACAGAATCCCTGCGTTCGCAGGTTGCTCGTAACTACCACCGGTATCGCCTTCGGCCACATAAATGAGGGTGTTTTTGTCAGGCTTTGAATAAGTATACAGAGCCGGTTGCGGGGACGCAACACTGCTCAAAGACACCAACGGAAATACATGCGAAATCAGCACCTCCTGCACCGCTCTATTATTTGCAAAGAAAGCGCCCAGCCACTCGGGGCTACACCACATGCCGGAGTCACTGAAAACCACAGTGGCAGTCTGAATATCATTGGGTAAACTAAACACGTCATTGGGAACAGTTTCAGTCCCAGCATAACGGCCAATGTCTTTCAGATCCACTATAGGATTCACGACGTGTACACTATGTCTCACTCCACTGCCTGCCCAGGCATTGCGGAATAAGTCCATGTTAGCCGCCCCAGCGCTGACAAACGTCACATCAGATTTGATCATTTTCGGATAGACCTCATGGAATTGCTGTCTCCTAATAGCTGCATGAATAGGGTGCCTGTGCGGCACTGCGTTCCTAACTGACCAAGGAATTGCCAAATCATTGGCTGCCACTTGATTAACTGCTGGTATAGCATAAGGGCAGATGATATTCATCTCAGGTAGTTGGCTCATGACCACTGCTGAAGTAGCAGCATCGATCGCTCTGACTACATCAGGCGACCTGTGCGCAGCCAAAGCCTTGTCCATAGGGCTAGCTGCTTCTCGTGAAGAACCAACGTAACGACACCTTTTGATGATGCATTCCACCAGGAACTGTTCAAACTCATGAATCGCCATTTCGCCTTCCATTAGCTCTTGATAAACTACTCGGCAGCGCTCAATGTGCACATCTCCGTCTTCACAGACGCTTGCTGTAAAAGCAAGACAGAAATAGCCGTCACGCATGTACTTACGAGTCGCCTTCAATGCCATCGAGGCTGTAACCTCCTCAACCTCACTCTCACGAATCGCCATCTCAAGGCGAGCTAGAGCCCAAGGGTTAGTCGGAATGCCATAGGGATTGTTCATAAAACCCAAACGCATCCAACAATTGCCCGGACCAGTAACCGGTAATGCACTAGCTTCACCCCAAAACGTCGTTGGAATACCTTTCGCATCTTGCTCAATGTCGCGCTCAAAGCTGCAACAATCTGAGGAAGCCTCAACTTGATCAAACCCTTCTACTTCAAAAGTGGTTTTGATCGAGCGCAGATTGCAGCTCAGATCCAAAACCTCCTCGGCTAAACACTCTTCGTCCTGCGATATCGAGCGCGTCAAGCTGCTCAGATCATCGTAAGTCATCTCGTCCAAACCGTCGACTAACACGTCTTGAAGCTCATTATCCAAAGCGATCTCTTCAAAATCGCCTAGGCATTCACGACCGCCCAAGAAAGGATAGATATTGGCTTTGTCCAAAATCTTGGTTTGGTGAGCCTCATGTTTTCTACCTAGAGGATCCGCGACTACATGCCAGTAATCGCCCTTTTCCTGACGGAAAAAGAAGCCCTCGCGAAGATATGGTAACGAAGCAAGGAAAACCGTCAAGGCTTCCCTGTCTGGCCATTTGCCAAGGCAGACTATTGCTTTGTCCCAAAATTCGTAAGGTACCATCTTAAGCCAGCAGTAACCAGGCTCTCTCTGTTTGAATCGCTTACCTCCTCGCTTCCCACGCTCAGAAACAATCATTTTCTTCGTCCTTTGAGCGACGACAGGAACTTCAATCGCCACAATAGCAGGCTCTGAAATATGTAAATCAGAGGCAGCAGTAGTGGAATCAACTGAAGTCACCTGAGGCAACTCCAAAGGAACATTGCTTTTAGGAATCAGCCTTGGTGGCTGAATAACTTGATCCCAAGCGACAACAGCAGGTTCATAATAATAAACCTTTTGCTCCAGCTTGGAAGCGATCAAGGCCGCGACCATTGAGTCGACGGCTGAATCAGTCAACAAAGGCATTTTGTCGAAAGGCCCACTAGGCAAGTAAATCGGGTCATCATGACCAAAATTCTTGCGATGGCGGACATAGTTAGATTTCAAGGTAAGCCTCTCCTTCAAATCTTGGGGAAAATCGATCTTAGGAACATCCCGACTAACAAGAGCTACCATGCAACGGCAGTCACATTTGTTAGGCTTCTTCTTGCTCAAACTCACGCGAACATAATGACTCAAATAGGCATTCTCTTTACTGAGAACCGCACGAGTCCAGCCTCTTGTGTACATGCACAATTGCCAGACACATTGTTTAGTCTCAGAAAGTTTACCTTTCAAGCCACGCGTCGCAGAAGCGAACAAGTCCTTGCCAACAAAGTCACTCACGGTGCGATAACCCTGCTCACGACACACCGCACGCACGTCCACATCCAGATCTTCCAAACCGGAAACCTTCATCCGATTCGGCATCCACATTCCTCCCGGGTAGGGAGGAAGTCTAGCCGTAGGAACATCGCCGCCAGGAGGCGGGTCGTTCCCAC